GTATAATGAATGGGTCGCATACTTCAATTTGATGCAGGAGCGAGAAAAGCATGGCCGTCGAAAAACTAACGTTTGAGATGAACGCGGTCGGCAATGCCGTTCCGCAGATGCAGCAAGTGCAGAAGCAGTTGACAAACGTCAATCGCACGATGTCAACGGCCAATGCCGGGCTTCAGAGATACACTAGAACATCAGTTTCCGCCGGAAGGGGATTGCAGGGGCTTACCAGAAACCTCGGCATGGTTGGCTTGCAGGTTCAAGACGTTGCGGTCCAAGCGAGCATGGGAACTAATGCGCTGCGGATTATGTCCATGCAGGGTCCGCAGATTTTAAGTATTTTCGGCCCGCTTGGCATGATTGCTGGTGCCGCGCTTGGTGTCGGCACTGCATTAGCTCTAGCAAGCGGCAAAACCAATAGTCTATCCTTTGACTTCAAGAAGTTTGGTCAGGACATTGGTCCAGCGCTTGAACCTTTGAAACCTGCGCTGGATGGCATCAAGTGGGCATTTGGAAAATTTGTTGACTATCTTATCTTTGCCATAAATGGAACGATAAACAATTTTCAATATCTTATCGCAGCGGTTGCAGCCATTCCAGACGCATTTAGGGCTGGTTTGGAAAAGGCTGGTCTTTATCTAAACTCATTTGTCCTCGACGCGCAGTCAGCATCGTATTCCGTTCAATCAGCAGTCCAAGGCATGATGGATGCCCTTGTTCCGGGCGATCCGAAAGCAGGTTTTCTTGGTATGCTTGACGATGAAACTGGCTACACAGCGGCAGAAAATTTTGCCTTCATGGCAAGAGCAGTAAAGAGCCAAGCGCAAAATATGAGAGCCGTGGCCGCTGATACCGCTGGTGTTTTTGATACTCTCGGAAACGCCATGAAGAATGTGACTGCCATTGATATCCGGGATTACTTCGGAGCCGCAGCAGAAGCCGTGGCGGGAGATGGAGTTGACGGTAGCCCATCGTTGACTAATGCGCTCACAGAAGCTCAAGAGCGAATGAAGTCTATAGCCGAAACCATGAAAGATGCTTTTACCAGCGGTTTCATGTCCATCATCGACGGCACCAAATCTGCCAAGGATGCCTTCCGCGACATGGCCCGCAGCATCATCGCCAAGCTCTATGAGGTGCTTGTCGTGCAGCGGCTCGTCGGCAGCTTTGATGCGGCGACCGGAACAGGCACGGGGATTGTCGGTATGCTCATGGGTGCCTTCGGCGGCTTCCGGGCAAATGGCGGTCCAGTTTCGGGTGGAACGCCATATATCGTCGGGGAGCGTGGGCCGGAGCTTTTCGTGCCATCGCGTAACGGAACCATCGTGCCGAATGGCGCTGGCGGCGGTGTGACTGTCAATCAGAACATCAGCTTCGGTGCTGGCGTCAGCCGCGCCGAAATCCAAGCGATGCTGCCGCGCATCGTCGAAACCACCAAGGCGGCTGTGTTTGACGCGCAGCGCCGCTCTGTCAACGGGTTGGGCTACGCATGACCATAAGCTATCCTCTAAGCCTGCCCACGCACACAGGCATCCGCTCGATCAGCCTGCGGGCCATCAACGCGGTGGCCTACGAGCGCAGCCCGTTTACCTTTGCAGGCCAAGCGCAGGCCAGCGCAGGCCAGATGTGGGCCGCTGACATATCATTGCCGCCGATGAAGCGGGCTGACGCCGAGCAATGGATCGCATGGCTGACCAGCCTGCGCGGCCAGTTCGGCACCTTCATCATGGGCGACCCGATCTCGGCCATTGCTCGCGGGACTGCTCGCGGGACGGATACGGTCACGGTCAATGGCGGCTCTCAGACGGGTCAAGACCTTGACATCACAAGCGACCAACTCAGCGAGACTGGCTACCTGCTTGCTGGTGATTACATCCAGCTTGGCAGCGGTGCGACCACCAGCTTGCACAAGGTTCTGGTGGATGCTGACACGGATGGCAGCGGAAATTCGACGCTGACGCTATGGCCGAATGTCAGGACGGCTCCGTCGAATGGTGCGACCGTGACGGTTCAATCAGCCAAAGGCCGCTGGCGGCTGGCTGGCAATGAGAGCGAGTGGAGCGTCAACGAGGCCAGCATCTACGGCATCAGCTTCAGCGCGATGGAGGCGATATGAGCCGGACGATCCCAGCCGCAATCCTGACGGCGCTCGCACAAGAAACTGTCGAGCCGTTCTATGCCGTTGAGATGAACTTCGACGCTGGCGCTGTGCGTCTGTGGACTGGCTATGGCGACCGCACTATTGACGGGCAGACATATACTGGATCTGGCAACCTGCTGAACATCAGCGGTATCGAGGAAGCCGCCGATCTGTCCGCCAAGGGCATTAGTCTATCACTCAGCGGGATCAGCACATCAATCGTCAGCTTGGCCCTGCAAGAGCCATATCAAGGCCGCACGGCGCGAGTTCTGTTCGGCGTTGCTGGCGTCAACGATCATGTTGAAATATTCTCCGGCCTGATGGACGTTATGACCATTCAGGAAGACGGCTCAACGGCCACCATTGAGCTAACCGTTGAAAGCAAGATGGTGACACTACAGCGACCGAATATTCGCCGTTATACATCCGAGAACCACAAGCTGCGCTATCCGAGCGATACCTTTTTCGATTTCGTTGAGCAGCTACAGGACAAAGAAATCGCATGGGGCAGGTCGATCTCCTAATTGAGTATGTGAAGGCTCAGAGGGGCAAGCCATTCGCCCTAGGGGAGCATGATTGCTTCACATTCACTAACGGCGCTTGGCGGGCCATGCACGGTCACGGCTATGCCGATCAATTTGTTGGCCGCTACGCTGGTCTTGGCAAGAAGGCTTTTGCCAAGCTGATGTGGGAATGCTTCAATACCAGCGATCTTATAAAAGCATTGGATTTTGTATTGCAGCGGGTGGAGACATTTCCGCCCAAAGGTGCTTTGGTTGTAACGAAGAACGCAAGGCCATATTTCACCGGATACGCGATGGGCCTTGCGATGGGTGCCAACGCTGTTTTCCTTGGCGACGATGATATGATATATTTGCCGATAAGCGAGATCGAAGGGGCTTGGGTATGACGCTGAAACATCCGTTCAATGTGATGCGCCATGCCGATTGGGATGCTGCGCCACGGATGCCGCAGGTAGTTGGTGCCGTTATTGCTGCTGTTTTCCCAGCCACAACTGCCGCCGCCTTTACCGTCGCGGTCGCTGGTGCCGCATATAGTGTCTCCTATGCCGCCATACTTGGCTATGTTGCCTATTCCGCGCTGACTGCCGCCGCACTGCGGTCGTTATCTCCAAAAGCGGCAGAGCAAAGGCAGAATAAGGGAACGCTAATCAATGCCCGCGAAGCCGCTGCTCCGCAAGAATATGTCTATGGACAAGTCCGCAAGGGCGGCAACATTACCTTCCTTGAGGCATCTGGGGCAGAAAATAAATATCTGCACATGATCCTCACGCTGGCGGGCCATGAGGTCGAGGAAATCGGCAGCATATATATCAATGATGAAGTCGTCAGCATTGACGGCAGCGGCTATGTCACAGGCTCTCGCTGGAAAAGCAAAATACGCATCTACAAGCATCTCGGAAACCAGACGAGCGCGACAGACAATTTCGCCAACGTGGCGACCAATCTCTCCAGCACTCTACACTCAGCTACATCGGCCACTAGCACCTTCGTCGGTGAAGGCATTGCCTACATCTATGCCCGTTTTGAGTATGACCAAGACGTTTTCGGCGGTGGTCTGCCGACGATCACGGCAGTCGTGAAGGGCAAGAAGGTCTACGACCCGCGTGGCGCGACAACGGCATATAGCAACAATGCTGCGCTCTGTATTCGCGATTACCTGACCAGCACGTATGGCCTGAATGATAGCACTGTTGATGACACATATTTCGCAGCCGCAGCAAATGACTGCGACGACGATATTGCTCTCGCGGCAGGAGGAACTCAAAAGCGATACACTGTTGATGGCGTAATCAATTCTTCCAGTGCGGTTGGCGTAGCACTGGCCGATATGCTTGATACGCTCAACGGATCGCTCTTTTTCTCTGGCGGCGCTTGGAAGTTGAAAGCTGGCGTCTATGAGGCCAGCGTCAAATCTCTGACACTAGATGACTTCCGGTCGGCTATTACCCTGCCGACCAGACTATCCCGCCGCGACAACTTCAACCGCGTGACGGGCAAGTTTATCTATGGCGGCGTCTATAATGCCAGCACTAATCCAAATGCGGGCGACTGGATTGAAACAGACTTTCCGGCCATAGAAAGCTCGGCTTTTCTCGCAGAAGATAACAGCATCGACAATACGCTCGACATCTCCCTAGCAATGGTCACGAATGGGGATCGCGCTCAACGAATAGCCAAGCAAAAGCTATTCCGCTCGCGGGAGCAGATGACCGTCTCTGCCGAGTTCGGCCTGTCCGCAATGGGCGTCGAGGTTGGTGACATCATTGACCTGACAATCGAGCGTTATGGCTGGATAAATAAGGAGTTTGAAGTTGTAAGCTGGCGGCTTGTCATTTCCGACACTGGCGGCATCCGCGTTGCTATGACGCTACGCGAAACCAGCAGCGCGGCTTTTGCGTGGGATGCCACTGAGACATCAATCATTGCGAATAATACTGCGCTGTTGAGCTACACCGATGTCCCGGCGCTTGGCCTTTCGGTGTCTGATGCGCTACGGGTTTATCACGAAAAGCTGTCAAACTTTGTCACGCTTGTCAGCACATCGTCGCAGCCAACCCTTATTGATTATGTGCAGGTTGAATTTAGGAAATCATCCGAAACGAATTGGCGCGATGGCGGCTATGGTGATCTCGGCACGTTTGAGATCAATGACATTGAAGATGGCATCTATGACTTCCGAGTTCGGGCGATCAACAGCTTCGGCATCAAGGGGGCATGGACTACTCGATCAAGCTATGCCGTTGAGGGACTTTCGCAGCCGCCGCAAGATGTCGCTGGTTTTTCCGCAGAGGTGAACAGCGACACGGTGAACTTGTCTTGGACTGCCGTTCCCGATCTTGACCTATCTTATTATGTCATACGCCATGCCAAAGAGACATCTGGCGCAACTTGGTCTGGGGCTGTCACTTATGTTGAGAAGGTCGCTCGCCCATCAACTGAGGTGAGCGTCCCAGCGAAGGCTGGCACATATCTAATCAAGGCGGTTGATAAGACTGGCTCACAGTCTGTCAATGCAACGAGTGTCGTTGTAACTGATGACGAGGTGACACCGCGTCCAACTGTGGTGACAATCACCGAAAGCCCTACATTTGCAGGCACCAAGACAGATGTTGTCGTGCAGGATAGTGAACTCCGTCTTGGCAGTATTACGCTCTTTGATGACCTTGCAGGAAATTTTGACGATTTAGTCGGTGACTTTGATGCGCTAGGCGTCAGATATTCAAACACCAGTGGCATCTATTATTTCAACAACATCATCGACCGCACGGTGGCCGAGCAAGGCTTCATAACCGTTGACATTAAGACGCGCCGCTTTGATACCACTAGCGGGCTTTGGGATGATCTGGCCGGAAAAATTGATACATTGTCTGGCTACTGGGATGATCTGACAGCCAACGCTGACTTTGATGACACCAATATCATTGCCTACGTTAGCACCACAAATGATGATCCGACAGGTTCGCCAACATGGTCTGATTGGCGCAAAGTTCGGGCGGCAAATATTTATGGCCGCGCATTGCGTTTTAAGGTAGAATTGAGCGCAGATGCCGCCGGGATCTCCCCCGCCATTAGCGAACTCAGTGCAACAGGAAACTATCAGTAAGGGACTGAAATGGCACAGCATGACTATGTGATAGCCAATGATACAGCCGCCAATGTGCGAGCCGACATTAACAGCGCACTTTCGGCCATTGTATCAAATAACAGCGGCGCGACTGAGCCGACTACTACCTATGCAAACCAGTGGTGGTATGACACGGCAAACAATATCTTAAAGCTACGCACCGAGAGCGACGATGCGTGGATGAGCGTTGCCTATCTTGATGATGCTGGTGATGGTTTTCGCATTCTTGATGATACGCAGGTTGTGGATACCAGCGGCACTCAGACTGGCCTTATAGGAGATCAGGCCACCGCTACTTGGGAAGCTGGCACTGGCACGACACAGAGCCTTGTGTCGCCAGCAAATGTGAAGTCTGCCATCACGGCGCTGGGTCTGACAAACTCACCGCTCGTCGGAACGCCGATTGAGGACATCTACGCCATTACTGGCACAACCCCAGTTCTGGAGCCTGATAATGGGTCGATCCAGACATGGACACTTACTGGCAACTCCACACCGACTGACGGCTTCTCGGCTGGTCAGGCCGTCACCCTTATGATTGACGATGGCACAGCCTACACGATCACATGGCCGACGATGACTTGGGTCAACAACGCAGGCGCAGCACCTACACTGGCGACTAGCGGCTATACTGTCGTGGCTCTCTGGAAAGTATCGACGACCCTCTATGGCGCACTTGTTGGGGATGGTTCGTAATGTTTGCGGCTAAGAAACTGCAGGGCGCTGCTGGTGCTGGTGGCGGTCCCACTTGGGACTTGGACTACGCCTACTACGATGATCCAAATGCTGGCGATCTGTCTACGGCGGCATATACTCTCAAGAGCTTCAGCGTTGCATCTCAAGATACTTTTCCAATGTCTGTCACCTTTTCTCCCGATGGGACAAGGATGTATGTTGGCGGCTATACCGGACAAGACGTAAATCAATACACCCTAAGCACAGCTTGGGATGTTACGACAGCATCTTACGTTACAAACTTTTCCATATCTGCTACAGCAGTCCGACCGATTGGTCTTTGGTTCAAGCCAGATGGCACAAAGTTTTATGTCACAAGCAGCGACAATGACCGTATATACCAATACTCTTGCAGCACTGCTTGGAGTCTAGCAACGGCGTCTTATGATAGCGTGAGCTTTAGTGTATCCTCTCAAGATACTCAGCCGCAAAGTCTGCAATTCAGCCCTGACGGAACCAAGTTTTATATTTTGGGTGTGGGTAATAAAACCATTTACCAATACACCCTAAGCACCGCTTGGGACTTATCTACAGCATCCTATGCGTCAAAATCATACGGCCTTACTTCTGCATTTTTTGATAGAAGTGCAGCGTGTTTTGGTCTTAGTGGAGATGGCACTAAACTATACGCCCTTGAGGATTATACTACAGACACCCTGTTTCAGTATGACCTAAGCACGGCTTGGGACATCTCGACGGCCTCTTATGCCAGCAAGTCTTTTGTTACTTCCGCTCAGGAGACAGGCCCATACGGGATGTTCGTGCGACCTGATGGCGGCGGGTTTTACATTACTGGCTCAGACTTTGACACCGTTTACCAATACGTCATGGGCGGGTTCAGTGTAGCTGCTCAGGACGGACTACCGTATAATGTATCATTCAAGCCAGATGGCACCTCAATGTATATAACGGGCGCTACAAACGACACTATTTACCAATATACCCTCAGCACCGCTTGGGATATGTCTACGGCATCCTATGCCAGCAAAAACAAGTCAGTCGCTAGTCAAGATACAAATCCAAGGGGGATTTTTTTCAAGCCTGACGGAACCAAGATGTTTATGGTCGGTTATGAGAATGATAAGGTTTACAGGTATGCACTAAGCACTGCTTGGGATGTGTCCACAGCCAGTTTTGAAACTGGGCAAGAATTTAGCGTTGCCGCCCAAGCTGCCACTCCAATTGGTCTTGTTTTCAAGCCAGATGGCACTACCATGTATATGTCAGGAGCTACCAACGACACTGTTTACCAATACACTCTAAGCACAGCTTGGGATTTGACAACAGCGTCTTATGCGTCAAAGTCGCTATCCGTTTCATCAAAGGAGACAACGCCTATTGCGATTGCTTTGAAGGATGACGGGACGGTTCTTTTTGTTTCTGGATCGGCTAGCGACAGTGTGCATGAATATTCATTAAGCACCGCTTGGGATGTATCTACTGGGTCATTTTCCAAGAGCCTTTTCTCTGGAGGAGGCAGTATCTCTGGAATGTTTTTTAAGCCTGATGGGTCAAAGTTTTTTCTTTCTGACTATGCATCGGATCTCGTCTACACCTACTCAATCGGCAACCAGTAACGAACAGACAGGAGACTTACAATGTTCGTCAAAGCAATCAACAATCAGGTAGTAGCCTACCCCTACTCGGTGGGCGATCTACGTCGAGACAATCCCAACACGTCTTTCCCCAAGACAATCCCGCTGGAAACTATGGCGGCTTTCAATATGTATCCGGTCGAGACTGGCAACTACCCTGCCTATGACGCCGAGACACAGCGGATCGAACACAGCGATCGGCCTGTTCTGTCCAACGGCAAGTGGGAATTGACCAAGACTGTCGTGGCCCTGACCGCCGAGCAACTGCAAGACAGGGCAGACAGCAAGGCCGCAGAAGCTCGGCGGGAACGTGATCGGTTGCTGGCTGGCTCAGACTGGACACAGACAGCAGACGCACCCGTAGATCAGGTGGCGTGGCAAGACTACCGCCAAGCTCTGCGTGATATCCCGCAGCAAGCTGGCTTTCCGACCGACATCACTTGGCCGACTAAACCGGAGTAGACTGCATGGAACTGATCAGGACATTCTGGCCCATCATTCTCGGCTTCATTGGTGCTATTGTGTGGCTTATTCGACTGGAAGCTCGCTCAATCGAAAACGAGAAAGAGATCAAGCGCCTTTGGCTACAGCGCAGGGAGGACTTGGAAATGTCTCGGCAGGCCCGCGAAGATACGAACAGAATGCTGAGTGAAATCCGCGACGACATCAAGGCGCTCATAGCAAAGGTGGGCAAATGAGACCGATCAACGAGATCATCATCCACTGCACCGACACGCCCCCATCGTGGGGCGCAACGCTTACGCCGCAGCAGCAGGTCGCTGAGATCAAGCGCTGGCACGTTGAAGAAAACAACTGGAAGGACATCGGCTACCACTACGTTATCACCAGAGGTGGCACTGTGGCCGCGGGCCGACCCGTCGATCAGGTTGGCGCTCACGTTAAGGGCCACAACACTGGCACGATTGGCGTGTCGCTTGTTGGTGGCAAGGGCGGTTCGGCTGACGATACCTTTTTCCAACATTTCACTGACGCCCAGAATGCTGCACTGCGGAATCTTATTGACGCACTGCGGCGAGACTTCCCTGCAATCAAGAAGATCAGCGGACACAATGAGTATGCCGCCAAAGCTTGCCCATGCTTCCGCGTTGCAGCATGGAAAGATTACGCGCCAGCCCCCGCTCCGCGCAATAATGTTTCGCAGAGCAAAACCGTGCAGGCGAGCGCCGTGCAGATCGTGAGCGCCGGAACCGCTGGCGTTGGTGCATTCGCTGCGCTTGATGGCACAGCGCAGATTGTGGCTATGATTATTGCTGGCGTAATCGGACTGGCTGCTTTGTTTATTATTAGAGAGCGAGTGAAAGCATGGGCCTCTGGCTGGCGTTAAGCTCCAAACTTCGCACTTGGCTTGCTGCCGCTGGTGCGGTTATTGTTGCGTTGACTTGGGCTTACTTCAAGGGCAGGAGCGACAAGGGCCATGACCAAGCTACAGAAGAGCTTAACGAATACGTTGAGACCAGGCGCAGACTCGATGACACGACTATCCCTAACGATGCCACTGCTGCTCTTGACTGGCTGCGTAAACGCCAATCAGGCGGCGATATGTGATGGGACAAAGGCGTCCAGATCGGAACTCGCTAATTCTATGCTTGATGGCGCTAGTGATAGCGTTGTTCTTAGCGGCACTAAGCTCATTGCCCAAATAGACGCAGCCTGCCAAGATCAGTAGGCCAGCAGGTTAGCAATGCTCGCCGCTTGCAACTCGGCGGTGAACTCCGGCTCGCGGACGCTTAACGTCCCCATCGTAATTTGCACTGTGGGTCTGAGCCACAGCAAGCTCTTATCCATCGCCACGAAGCAGTAGAACCACGCATCAATATCATCGCGACGTGGCGTGTTGAAGTGATAGCGGCGGGTGTGCTTGCTGTTGTCCAGAGTCGGCCTTGCGGCGGTCTTAACCTCAATCGGCACGATCTTACCGGACGGCAACTTGCACCACAAATCAGCGCCGTTTCGGTTCACATGGTGGACCTCGACGCCGTGCTGCTCAAGGATGAAGCTGGCGAGAAATTCACCCTGACGGCCTGTCGCGTGATTAAGGTGCATGGCGCATCCCTTTGATTTTGCGAAGGTTTGCACAAAATAAAACAAAAAGCAACAATTAGGCTTGACGGGGGGAGGGCGGTTGCCCATAGATAAAAGGGCGGGTCACGGTGACCCAAAGGAGAGAAATGTGAACAAAGCTAAAGCCGACCACATCGCCGGGCTTCAAGCCTACATCCACAGCAAGCAACGCGAGATCGACGGCCTGATCCGTGACTACGGGCATGGCGTCAGACCATCGTGGGTCAGCACCGATCTGGCGCTGGCATGGGATGCCATTGCCCGCATGGAGCAAGCGATCAAAGAAGTCACAGAGGACGACAACTATGGACTATAAAGACATCAAGCTGGCGCGGCAGGCACTTGGCCTGTCGCTGTCCGAGTTCGCGGAAATGCTGGACACCGATCCGACGACCACGCGGCGGCTGGAAATGGCACCGCACAACTCAACAGCCCGCCAGCCCGCGCCGCGCATGGTGCGGCTGATCCAAGCATACCTCGATGGCTATAGGCCGACTGATTGGCCGATTGACATTGAGAAGGATGGGTTTGTCACAGTTTATCCCGAGGTGCGGTGATGGGAGCGCATCCAACAGTCCGGCCCGAGGTGGTCCGGCTCTTCAACGAGGGCGTGAGCTACGACAAGATCGCCAAGGCGGTTGGCATCCCGCGTGAACACGTCCGCCAGCACATCTACATGGCCCGCGTGATGGGCGAAATATCCGAGGATCACGACAGACTCGCGTGGCGATGGGGAGCCAAACGCGAGGAGGTCTATCGGCTGCTGGTCGAGGGGAAATCCGCACAGGAGATTGCCGACGAAATGGGCATTAGCAAACAGTCCGTTCACCACCACATCACGTCGATGCGGAACAACCCGCGTGGCCGCGATCCGCGTGTTCTGGCCCACCGTGAGCCGAGGTGCCTGCCCTATTATGCCGACAGACTGGCGCGGGAGCGCGGCATCGTGCTGGGGCCGAGGGATGATTTCCACTATGGCCTTGGCAACTATCGCATCGTGCAGCGGCTGGTCGATGAAACGCCGGACGGCATGACCGTCATGGAATATGCCGCCAAGCTGATCGTGGACGTTTTTGCGGAGGATAACCAATGAAACCAACATTCGGAGAAATCATCGGCGGCGTGTGCGTCGTCCTGATACCCTTCCTTCTGATCGTCCTGTTGCACGGCTTGGGGGTGGGGCAATGACACACGACGTGAACCGCTGGCACTCCAGCCCACACAGCAAGCTCCGCAATAGCGGGGATACGATCCTGCGACACCAGTGGCGTGTGGTCGAGCTACTCACGAGCCTCTGGCCGGACGCGCCCAGAGCGGCCATCGACTACGCCGCCAGCCACGACGACCACGAGGCCCAGATGGGCGACATACCCAGTCCTGAGAAGGCGCAGTGGAGCGCCGAGCTGCGGCAGCTCTACGAGGCCCGTGAGGCCGAGGTGCGGGCGCAGATGGGCCTGCCCTCCTGCCCGCCGGAGTGGGCCGCGCAGGTGGCATTCTGCGACCGGCTGGACGCCTACCGCTGGGCGGCAAGGCATTGCCCAGAGGCGCTGCACGGTGGCGGCTTCCCGGAGATGCGCGAAGACCTGCTGCGGCAGGCCGAGGTCTTCGGGCCGGAGGAGGTCTTCGGGCCGGAGGGGGTGTTGTGATGGCGATCAGATTGACGGCTGACGAGGCATGGACCGTTTACTGCGCTCTCGATGACAGGCTTGCCGCGCGGCGGCAGGGTCTTGGATCAAAGCACGATTACTTACTAACAGAGGACGAACATAAGAAGTTGCAAGCCCGCTATCTGCGAGCCGCGCTGGTGTTAGAGCGGATTGAGGGAGAGAGGTAGAGACACATGACCACATACCTACACCTACTCACGGTCTGCGCCGCGCTTGGCGACGAACCGCGAGCCTGCATCACCTACGCGGTCGAGAACCGCGCACTCTGCGAGGCGGGGATGCAGATCGCCTATGCCGACCTGTATCCAGAGGACCGCGGTATATACATCGCCTGCACCCCCACAAACGTGGTCACGGCAAGCCCGCGACCGAGGGCGCGGCCATGACTGACCTAATCGACCGCGCCAAGAGGGCGCTTGCGGATGATCGGGCAGCGAAAAAGAAATTTGACCTGCAAACCGCTAACGGCGTGTTCGCGACAGCCGCCCGCACCCTCATTCCCGAACTCATCGACGCTTTAGAGGCCGAGAACGCGATGCTCAAGGCCAAGCTGGCTAAGGCGGTGGATATGTTACTGGTGGCGGACGCCGCGCTTTTTGCTGTGGGCGAGGTGCGCTCGTCATTTCCCCGATCAGCAATCATCACCACCCTCGCCAAACTCAAGGAGATAGACCATGACCGAGGAACTGGAGAGTAGGCTCAACTGGCTATATGCTGTAGATGGCACTGAAAAGGAACGTGCCACACCTACGTTGCAGGGTAGACATCCTTGAAATCCTGCCAGCTCACATCAGATTTGCTAGCCATCTATGACGTTGCTTCTGCGTGGGCAGTCGAGGCCCCAGAGGCCAAGCTGGCGGAGGCAGTGGAGGCCCTAGATGAAGCCGTCTATCTTCTAAACCCAGACGAAGAGGATATGCTTAATCATTTACTTCGGAGGATAACAAGATGACACCTGAGCAGATCAAGACTGTTTTAGATAGCCATAAACTTTGGCTTCGGGGTAAAGGCGGCGAGAGGGCCAACCTTTTCAGGGCCGACCTTATTAGGGCCAATCTTTTCAAGGCCGACCTTGACGGGGCCGACCTTGACGGGGCCAACCTTTTCAGGGCCGACCTTGACAGGCCCATCATGGGCCTATAGCCTGCGAGCAGAGGTATGAGCAATGCTACAAATCAAAGTCAACCTAACAGAAGAGCAGAAGGCGGCGGTCGAGTTGGCCGCGCAGAAGATGGGGTTATCTGTATCAGCATACGTCAGAATGTCGGTGCTGAACCATGCCGCCGCCTTGGGCTACCACACAGAAAGGCCATCAGTTGATTAATGGTCGCACGAAGGGCGCTCAGTTTGAGCGCAAGATTGCCAAGGAACTATTCCTTGAGCTTGGGCTGACGTTCAAGCGCAACCTAGAGCAATACCGCGCTGGCAATCACGGCGACCTGACCTGCGACAATGCGGCCTTCCCGTGGACGATAGAATGTAAGCGATATGCCAGCGGGACGGGTTGCCGTGTCGGCTGGATGGAGCAAGCGCAGGCTGCGGCGGATGCAGCGAAGAAGACGCCAGCGGTGGTCTGGCAGTATGATCGCAGGCCAGTCATGGTGACAATCCCGCTGGCGGCGATATGTGATGCCAGAGAAGGCTACACAGTCGATCTGGATTTTGAGACCTTTTGCTATGTGACGAGGGAGCTAATGAATGACGATAGACAAGAACCTTTCAAACGCTGAATACCACGCCCACCACGCCATCAGCAGCAGCGATGTGAAGCTGGTCGCGGCCAAATCGCTGGCCCACTGGAAGGCCAAGGTCTACAAGGCCAGCCCAGCATTTGACCTCGGCACCGCCGTTCACGACATGGTGCTAGAGGGCGGCAAGATGGTCTTGCGCGGGCCAGATGATCGGCGCGGGTCGAAATGGAAGGATGCCCAAGACGAGGCTGGCGAGAAGCTGCTGTTGACCAGCGGCGACTATGATCTGGCCCGCTCGATGGCCGACAGCATACTTTTCCACCCAGCCGGGCGGCGGATGGCTGGCGAAACTACGGTCAACGAGGCCAGCTTCTTCTGCACTGATCCTGACATTGGCCTGCCGCTGAAGGCACGGCCAGACAGCTATTGGCCCGAGGGCGGCATCATCTATGACATCAAGACCTGTCAGGATGCCAGCCCGCGTGGCTTCGGCAAGGATGCCTTCACCTATCGCTATGCGATCCAAGCCGCGTTTTACATGAGGGTCTTGAAACTTGAAGGCTGTCATGTCACAAATTTTATCTTTGTGTGTGTGGAAAAAGAGCCGCCGCATGAAATCTGCATCCATGCCCTGTCGCCCGAATATCTGGCATGGGGTGCGACCGAGATGTTCAAGGCGCTTGAGCAGATCAAGCAAGCTGAACTAACGGGCCACTACACAACGGGCTGGCCCGACATCAACACGCTTCACCTGCCGAAATGGCTTGAAGCGGACTTTTGAGCCAAAGGAGAAACCAAATGGCAAACGAAGACTTCCGTCAATTTATGTTTCGCAACGTCGAGTTCAAGTATCCTCGACTGAACCAGACCTACCGCTACAACACCGCCGAGAAGCGCAGCGAGCCATGCCAGCCGACCGCAAGCAATGCGGCCTATTCGGTGGCTTGGGAGATGTCGCAGGCAGACGCCAAGGCGATCTATGCCGAGATGAAGGCGCACTACGAGGCACGGAAAAGCTCGCCCGCCTTCAGCAAAATCTTCGGCATGAAGAAGCTCGAAAACGGCAATATCGAGTTTCGCGCCAAGCGCAATGGCACCAACCGCGAAGGCTCGGTCAACACGCCGCCGAAGGTAATCGATGGCAACAAACAACCGCTGGCCGATGCGGGCTTCTGGGGCGGCTCCAAGGGCAACATCCGTGTGATTGCCTATCCCGCCACCGATCCCGATGGTGCTGGCGGTATCTCGCTCCTGATCGACACCGTGCAGGTCACTCACGCGGTCTATGGCGGCGACAGCCTTGATGACTTTGAGACAACTGCGACGACCATCGTGGGGGCTGGCTCTGAGCTTGATGCCTTCGATGCGGCGGTCAAGGCTCCAGCCCCGGCTGACGATCCGTTTGCCGCGCCAAGCAAGCCCGTGCCTGCATCCGTCCTAGACGACGAAATTCCCTTCTAGGGCCACAAAAAAGACCCGCAGGTGGGAGAAGCCTGCGGGTCAGTTTGGGAGAATTTAGGCAATAGACTTGCAAGAGGAATGTTATCAGTATGAGCAGTGCAGTCAACCAGAAATTTCTACTAGGCCACGGCGGTCGGGACACCCTGATACATAGTGAGGGCCAGCGATACGACACCATCTCGCTGCGTGAGATTGCCGAGCTGGTCAAAACTCCGCAGGCCAAGGATAAGGCCGATGCCGACTTCGTGATCGGCTCCACCTATATCGAGCATGACGCTCGCTCGCATAACCGCCAGCGCGAGGCTGGCACATACTGGCTGCTCTGCATCGACGTTGACAAAGGCTCGCCAAGCCTGACCGAGCTAAAGTCGGCCATCACCGACCTAACGGGCAATTCCGCTGCGCTGTTCTATTCGTCGGCTGGGGCCAGCCATGAGGAGCAGAAGTGGCGCGTCATCATACCTCTGGCCGAGCCTGTTAGCGGGACCGACTATGCCGCCGTGCAGGCCAGCCTGTTTGACCTGATGTGGGCCGAGCATTCCATTGAGTGTGATGCGGCGTTGGCCCGCACAGGTCAGCCTGTGTTCCTGCCCAACGTGCCGCCAGCCCGCCGCGATGACGCAGGCCAGCCGCTATTCTACCACGGCCTGCCGCATCGTGGCGAGCAATATTTCAACGTGCAGGAGAGCCGCGTCTGGCAGAATATGCTGTTCAGCAAGCAGCGCGAGCAGATGGCCGAGGAGCAGGCTGCACGGGAACGCGCTCAGAGGGCCGCAGAACGCGCTCAGAGGGCGGCTGCAAGGCCAGATGATGTTGACCATGTGGATGCGTTTAACGCCCGTTATAACGTGTCTGACGCGCTCCTGCGCTATGGCTACGAGCGACAAGGTGCCAGCGACCACTACCGCAGCCCGTATCAGACCAGCGGATCGTTTGCCACGCGAGACTATGGCACACATTGGGTCAGCCTGTCGGGCAGCGACATGGCGGCTGGGATCGGCCAGCAGCGCGAGGCATATTGCTGGGGCGACGCCTTCGATCTCTACTGTCATTTTGAGCATGGCGGCGATATGCGAAAAGCAGTCCGCGCCTATGCCGACGAAATCCGCCCTAGTCCTTTTGAGCAGGTCAACCGCCAGATCGAGGAACAGTCGGCGGTTGACAACTACGATGACTTCGACGACCTGCCGACCGAGGAGGAGCCTGATCTACCGCCGATGGTCGATCTGGCCGAGCCAGCCGAGCAGACATGGCCGACACCAGTTGCGCCCATCGACGAGGCCAGCCTGCCAAAGCGGGCTTGGATTTACGCCCATCACCACATCCGCAGCTATCTGTCAGTCACAGCATCGGCAGGCGGGATCGGCAAATCCAGCTTGCTGATGATCGAGGCGCTGGCCGTGGCAACTGGGCGGGCTTTGCTGGACGAGGCGGTAAAAGAGCGGACAAACGTCTGGCTGCTCAATCTAGAAGACCCGCGCATTGAGATGGAGTTGAGGCTGGCCGCTGCGATGCGGCATTATGAGGTCAAGCACGAAGACATCGCTGGCCGTTTGTTCATGGATGGCGAGGATGACATTGGGATCGTGCTGGCAGCAGAGGGCAGGGATGGCGTTCAGCAGAATGACGCCTTGCTCAATTTCATGCGGGACAAGATCATAGAGCATAGCATCGGGCTGGTCATCATTGACCCATTCATCTCAGTCCACCAAGTCAACGAGAACTCCAACATGAGTATTCAGGTGGTCGTCGCTATGCTGCGGCGGCTTGCCCGCGAGACCAACGCTGCCGTGCATCTGGTTCACCATGTTCGCAAAGGCAACGGTCAGGACAGCGACATCGACTCGGTGCGTGGCGCAGGCTCACTGATCGGCGCAGCACGGGCAGCACGGGTGATCAACCGCGTGTCAGCCGACGAGGCGGCACGGCTTGGCATACCTGAGATCGAGGCCAGAGGGCTGTTCTCGGTGACGGACGGCAAGGCCAACCTTGCACCGCCGCCGGATGCACAGGTCTACCGCCGCATGATTGGCGTGAAGCTAGACAATGACGAATGGATCGGCGTGGCGGCGGGCTACAAGCTGCCTGACCAGTGGGCTGGCATGACGGATCGGGTGGTCAATCAAATCTTGGACAAGATCGACGCAGGCCCAGAGAACGGCGAGAAGTGGTCGCTGCGTCCGCAAGACAAGGATCGCTGGGCTGGCAGGGTCATCATGCAGCAGAAATTTGGCGACCCTTTGAACGCGAAAACCGACATTCAGGCGAAGGCCATCCTGAAGAAATGGATGGAAGAAGGGCTTCTTGAAGAGGTCACTTACAAGAGTGAAAGCCAGCGGAAGGACCGCAAAGGTGTGGTCTCGACAGGGCGTGTAGGAGAGCAAAATTGATTTGCGCCACTGGAATGCAAGAGGTGGTTTCAGTGGCGCACCAGTGGCGCAAATTGAGTGCGCCACTGCTGAATTGCCCTATAGTAAAAACCCAGCGGCGCATTCTGCGCCACTGCGCTACTGCCACTGGCGCGTCAGTGGCGCAGCAAGCTGGGGTTTTACGGCTAACAGGGCAATCCCGCGCCAGCATCCACGGAGGTCAAAAATGAAAATCCGGCTCACCAAACAGGAACTCTCGCTGGCCCGTCAGGCGGCTGCGCTGCGTTGGCAGTTGGCCCGTGCGGCGGCTGTCAGCAATCAGAAGCGAGCAGGCGAGAGCGATGGCGATCTTGACTACCTCGGCATCCGCGCTGAGATGGCGGTCGCCAAGCTGCTTGGCGCAGATTACTCCGCGATGGCTCTCGGCATAGATGATGGCGTCGATATGTGGGTGGGCGATGTGTCGATTGATGTGAAGGCGACATTCCATGAAACAGGCAGGCTGCTGTTCAAATCGCACGATGCTTTCAATGCCGATTTGGCGATACTTGTCACCAAGACCGAGGCCGAGGATGTGATGAACGTGGTCGGCGGCGTTGGCAAGGCTACCTTTCTGCGGGAAGCCGCGCAGGCCGATCTTGGGCGTGGCCTATGCTATGTCATGGATCAGATTGAGTTGATGACCATGCCCGACATTTGGGCCAAACTGTGTGAGAGGAAATATCAATGAGCAAGAAACCTATTCGGCAGAAGAAATCCGACCGCCTCATCACGCCACATGCGAGCAAAGACGAGATCATGATCGACTTTGCCATCGGGCCGTTTGACAGGCTCACCCGTGAGATGGAGCGCAAGTGGGGCGTCGATATGTTGCCAGAGCTAGTCAGCGCCGAGACCGCCTCGAAATATGGCTATGCGATGGCATCGCTGAACGAGCAGATCGAGGCCAACGATCTTGAGGGCGTCAAGAAGTGGGTGGGCGTCTGTATGCGCGGATTGATGGCTATGGACGGAGAGGCCGAAAATAGCGGCGTGGAACCAGCCTCCGATCTTTGCTGGATCATGGAAGCCGAGGGTCGGAGATACGGCCTCCTGCGCGATCCTAGGGGCTGGCAGAGGGCATCGGAGAAGTATCCCGATGTTGAACTTGTCACGCCGAGGGAAATGGTGCTGGCGCTGGCCGCATATCAGCAGACCGTGGTCAAGCAGACATATGACGAGATAAAGCAATGGTCACCCGGCGCAGAGGTGACGGCGTTCAGGTTCACGGGCGAGGACAACCTTGACGATCTGCCGCTATAACGAATAGAAAGATTGCATAGGAGACAACAATGAACTGGCAGACAATCATCGTCACAAATGTGATCGAGCCGAGCAGGTCGGCCTTCGCCGTCCGAGAGGACAACGGCGAGCAGGTCTTTATCCCACCGACAGTCAGCCGCGCCTGCGAGATTGAGCCGAGCGACATCGTGCTGGCAAAGCTGGTGCCAAACCGCGACAGGCGCGGGATCGACATCCAGAGCGTCCCGTGGCTGGCTCCGCTGGTCACGCGGGAAGATGAAGGCATGATGGATGCCGACGAGGTGAAGGATCGGCTGCAAGATTATGACTTCCCCGTCACGGCGGATGAGGTTGAAATCCCGCTGATTGCGCTGCAAGCCGCGCACCAAGAAGGCAAGATCGTCAAGATCGTTGTCATGCCAGCACCGAAGGCCGAGCGCATCGTGATGTGGGCCGCAAGCATGGATACAGTATGACCCGCAGACAGGACGTTCTTGACGAGGCCAGCAGGCTTATCCACGGGCCGCGCCAAGCCCACTACGGCACACCATCTGTCAACTTCCGCAGGTTCGCGGATCGCATTGAGCAGCACATCGGTCAGGATGTGCCGACTTGGCAAAGCGCGGTAATCATGGCAGACTTGAAGTTGGCGAGGCTGGCTCAGGGCTATCATGAGGACAGCATCGTTGATGCCATCGGCTATCTGGCTCTTGCAGCCGAGCTATACAGCGAGGAACGCGATGAGCCTGATCGACCTGACACCAGCGGATGAAGAAAACAGCACAGGCATAGCGCATTCTATGCTAGAGTTCTGCTTCGAGATGCTTGAGGACGACGAGCCTATTGAGGATGTGATCTACGCCCTCACGCTGGCTCTGGCCGCAATGATGAGCATGGACGAACTCAAGGGCGTGAAGAGGCTGAACTGATGGCGATAGCGTTCCAATTTAAATCGAATGTCGCTGACGTAAATCGGCGGATGTCGAACATGGTTGCTCGGCAAATGCCGTTTGCCATTTCAAAGGCGCTCAACGAAACAGCCAAATCGCTGGTGGCAAAGAACAAACAGGACATGGGCCGGATATTCGATAGGCCCGTCCCTTGGACGCTCAACGCCTTCACATACAAGCCCGCTCGCAAATACGAGAACACTGTCACGATCCGGCGCAAAGATATGCAGCGCAAGCGGCACTATCTTGAGGTGCAGAACGAAGGCGGTCTGCGTGGGCAGACTGGCATGGAGCGGGCTTTCCAGATGAATTTGCCATATGGCGGCATCTTGCAGCACGTTACGCCGACCAAGGCAACGCGACTCAATCAGTATGGTAATATGTCGCCCGGCTTCCGCAATCAGATGATGTCCGCGATGCGGGTATCGAGTGACCCGAAGATGCGAAGCCCAGTCAAGGGGCAGACCCGTTCCGGCGGTGCGAAATACTTTGTGCCGAACATCGACCACCCGCTCGGCCAAGGCAGCAAAGCTGGCGTGTATCAGCGCATGAGCAAAGGTCGGGTGAAGAAGGTGCTGAACTTCATCGACCGTGGCATAGCATATCGCCCCAAGCTGCGGTTCGAGGAGAGGATGGCGCTCTATGGCAGCAACATCTACAAGAAGCGGCTCTCGGCATCGCTGAAGTATGCGATGGCAACCGCGAAGCTAAGATGATGCGAGGGAAGGCACAACATATTGTGGGCGGCGCAGGCCGTCGTCTATATATTGGGTCCTCCCCAAAGGGTCGGCCTGCGGGTAATTCGGAC